AGGGGTCTAAGATGGCATATACATACACCACTTTGAAAACAGCTATACAGGATTACGTGCAAAGCACGGAGACAACGTTTGTCAGCCAACTTCCGCGTTTCATTCTAAACGCCGAAGAACGCATTTTAAAAGAATGTCAGCTTGATGTTTTCAGAAAAAATTCTACGGGCACCGCGAGTTCCGGTAATTCTTATCTGTCAAAGCCTAGTGACTTCCTCGCGCAAAACTCGTTAAGCGTTTTAAACGACTCCAACAAAGAGTTCTTGCTCTATAAGCAGGTTACTATGTTGCAGGACTACAATCCAAACCCCGCAACTACAGGCGTTCCTTTGTATTATGCCGATTGGGACGAAAACACGTTTCTGTTATCCCCGACACCTAACGACAATTTTACAATGGAATTACATTACTTCTACAGGCCAACGTCAATTACAGCAACGGCAAGTGGAACCAGTTATCTTGGAGATAACGCCGAACTGGCTCTTTTGTACGGCAGTCTTGTAGAAGCTTACACCTTTATGAAGGGCGAGGCCGATATTTTGGGTCTTTACAACCAACGATTCCAAGAATCTTTGCAATGGATGAAGAATTTAGGCGAGGGATTACAAACTAGGGACCAGTATCGATATGACCGTGTCCGAAGGGATGTGGCCTAATGTCGGAGCTTGCTGGCGTCAGCGAATTGGGAAATCCTTTGGTCTTTACTTCGGACAATAGCGGTCATTCCCCTGATCAGATGGCCGAAATGGCTTTAAACAAGATAATGATAGTCTCGGACACAGCTCCCCCTGTTATAAGAGATCAAGCATATGCTCACAGACAACGGTTGAAAGAAGTGTTAGTCTTTTATATGAATAAGATGTGTCAGAGCGAACGAACGACTATTTGGGCTTTGATGAAGAAACAGGGCCATGAGGACATGGCCGAGATTATAAGGAGGCTGTAATGGCTGTAGGAACATCCGGTATTTGCGGCACGTACAAAAGAGAGATAAACGCGGGAATCCATTTTTGGACCTCACATTCCCGTGGAGATGGTAGTTCCATAGCAGCGGATACATTTAAGCTGGCTATGTTCACAAACAGTTCGTCTATCGACGCGGACACTACGGGGTATACGACGAGCAATGAAGTTAGTGGTACTAACTACACGGCCGGAGGCGCGTCTATAGCGAGTGCTACGATTGGCCTTGGTGATAACAGTAGTTCTGTTCCCACAGCATTTATCGACATGGCTGACGTAACTTTTTCCACGGCTACTATTAGTAGTGCTCGCGGTGCTCTGATTTATAACTCTACGTTGGCTAATGCGGGAACCGCCGGAGATACTACTCACGCAGCCACACCGTCTGTTTGCGTAATTAACTTTGGCGCGGACAAGTCGTCTAGCGCGGGTGACTTTACCATTACGATGCCTGCCAACGACGCCAACAACGCATTGATTAGGATCGCCTAATGGCCGACAACCCTAACCTTGGAGGATGGGGAAGAGAAGCTTGGAACGCGGGTGCTTGGAATACTCCGTTTACTGTTGAGGTTACTGGTGTTTCTGCGGCTACGGCGGCTGGTAGTGTACAAGTAGATATTACCGTACCTGCTACAGGTGTTTCTGCGGCTACTGCGGTTGGCAGCGTACAGATAGACATTACTGTTGAGGTTACTGGTGTTTCCGCCGCTGCCGTTACCGGAACTCCGGTTGTATCGGGTAATGCTAATGCGGATCCTACGGGAGTTTCCGCCGCAACAGCGGTTGGCAGCGTACAGATAGATATAACGGTTCCCGTTACAGGACTCGAAGCCGCGACTGCTGTAGGGCGGGTTCTTATATGGGATCAAATAGTCCCCGGTCAAATTTCGGGATTTGTCCCAATAACTTACACACAAGAGCCTAATTGGACTAGTATAGCGGCATAGGAACGGAATCATGGCATCATCATTTACAACAAGTTTTGGTATTGAAAAAATAGGGTCCGGAGAGCAGTCCGGAGCTTGGGGAGATACCACAAATCACAACATAGATATTTTAGATCGTATTGCCTCGTATAAGTCTGTAGGTCTTTCCGGAACCACGCACACCCTTACCGTCAGGGAAGCTTCTCCTGGTGCAGGAACCGAGAACCTCCAAGACGGCATGTATCGAGTGATTAAGTTTACCGGAGCTTTGGGCGGCAACAATACTGTTACAATAGCGCCTAATACGTCGTCTGCTTTTTTCATTATTGAAAACGCCACTACGGATTCTGGTTCTAGTGGTCCTTACTCAGTAATTCTTACTCAGGGTTCTGGAGCAAACATCACTGTTCAGAATGGTAAATCTGCCATTGTTTACTGCGATGGAGCGGGATCTGGCGCAGCGGTAGTAAACGCCATAGCTGATCTTCAGGTTGCAACTTTAGAAGTCACTGGCGCTGCGGCGGTTGACGGTCTTTTAACCGCCGGAGCCAGCGTGGCAGTTACTGGTAATGTAACCGCGACAGGAACAGTTGAGCCTGCCGGCGACACCGCTGCCGCTGACAATGCTGCAATAGGTTATACCGCCGCCGAAGGTCTAATCCTTACTGGGCAAGGTTCTACCAACGACGTGACTATTAAGAATGACGCCGACGCCGACGTAATTGAGATTCCAACCGGTACTGTTAATGTTACAATGGCCGGAACTTTGGGAGTTACCGGAGTAGTGTCCGGCGCAGGGTTTACTGCTGGTAGTGCTGTTATCAGCGAAGCAGAGTTAGAATTACTTGACGGAGTAACGGCTGGTACAGCGATTGCTTCTAAAGTAGTTACTACAGACGCAAATATAGACACTACGGGACAAAGAAACCTTACCATATCCGGCGAATTAGATGCTGCAACCGGAGATTTCTCGGGCGCTGTTGACATTGCGGGAGCACTGACTCTAGGCGGCACAGATCTAGCTGTCTCCCACGGCGGAACGGGGGCGGGGACATTTGCCGCCAACGGAGTTATTTTTGGGAATGGGACAAGTGCCCTTGGTGCTACCGCCGTTGGCACAGACGGCCACGTTCTCACCTCGAACGGCTCCGGTAGTGCACCGACATTTCAATCCGCTGGCGGCGGGATTACCATTGGCACGCCACAGACCACCGGCACCGCAAGTTCCGTAACCTTCACAGGTGTACCTGCTGGCACAAATCAAATCGAGGTGTCGTACTTCGGGATCACCTTTTCAACCTCTGCCGTGGCCCGGCTGCGGCTGGGCGACAGCGGGGGTCTTGAAACCTCCGGCTATCTATCCAGTGTCGGCAGTCACAGCGAAAGCACAAACCACACGGACCACATGGCCCTGCACAATAGTGGGATGACTAGTGCCGGAGCTTCGTGCGTTATTCAGTTGAGCCGCGTTACCGGCAACACTTGGTCGATGCACTCCGTCTCTCGGGGAAATCTGACTAACTCCGCGTCGGCAACTAAGGCGTTGTCCGGCGAGCTAACGCAGTTGCAAATTTTTAGCAACACGGGGAATTTTACCGCTGGCACAATCCAAATAATTACTGAATAAACGGAGGCAGTCATGCCGCAGAGAATAGAACACAACCTGACGACTGGCGTGACCCGCACGCTTGATTTGACGGCAGACGAAATCACAGCATTGAACGCGATGCACGCGCGAGCGCCTGCTGAAAAATGGGCGGAAGTACGCAAAGAACGCGACCTCCTACTCAACGCTACTGACTGGTGGACCATATCAGACAGCCCGGACATGACCGACGCACAAACGTCCTACCGAAAATCCCTTAGAGATCTGCCAGCTAATCACGGCGATCCGTTTGACATAACTTGGCCGACCAAACCCTAATGCCGCTAACAAAGATACAATTTCGTCCCGGTGTTAATCGAGAGACTACCTCTTACGGTAATGAAAACGGCTGGTTCAACTCCGACTTGATTCGGTTTCGTAAGGGTCGCCCGGAAAAGATGGGGGGATGGGAGCGTTTAAGCGCAAACCCCATAGACGGTGTTGTCCGATCTCTACATACATGGGCCGCTCTGGACGCCTCTAAGTTTATGGGAACCGGAACGGAAACCAAGTTTTTTATAGAAAAAGGTGGTGAATACAGCGATATCACTCCGCTGAGATCTACGGTTACCTTGGGTACGAATCCTTTAAAAACAGGTGCTGCGGGAAGTGGTGTAGTGACGGTTACGGCAAATGCTCATGGTGCAGTAACCGGAGATTTTGTTAGTTTTAGTGGCGCAACTACAACTGATGGCGTTACCGCCGCACAGCTTAACATTGAACATCAACTCACAGTGGTTGATTCCAATAGCTACACAATTCCTACGGCGGGGTCCGCAAGCTCCGGAGCCACGGCAGGTGGCGGTTCTGCAATTATTGCAAACTATCAGATTAATACCGGTCTTAACACCGTAGTAAGCGGAACAGGTTTTGGAGCAGGCCTTTGGAGTGGTTTATCAACGGGGTATTCTCAGACTACGTTGAATGACAGTGGTGGTATTAATGCGTCGGTTACCTCTTTCACGCTTACAAGCGGGGCCTCTTTTGAAACCGCCGCAACCACGACCAGTGCCAACCTTACGATCATTAGCTCTTCCATTTCGGTGGCGGATTCTAGCGGGTTTCCGGCAAAGGGAACCCTTCTGATTGGAAGTGAAAAAATACGGTACGGGACAAACGTCGGCAACGTGTTTGGAGACATTGTTCGCGCTGAAGACGGAACTACGGTTGCCACGTCCTCAAGCGGAGACGCAGTAGTTTTTGTTGGTTTGATGCTTATAGGCAGTGAGCTGATTCAGTATACCGGGAAGTCTACCCATGTGATTGACGCGGGTGTTGTTCGAGGTGTTCGCGGCACTACGGCAGCGGCGCACGCCGATGGAGTAAACGTTAAGGAAGCAAACGACTTTGTAGGGTGGGGTGAATCTTCCAGCACCGCCGCGAGCTCGGGGTCTAACATTCGTTTGTGGTCACAGGACAACTGGGGCGAAGACCTTCTTCTTAATGTTTTTGACGGAACCCCGTACTATTGGGATAAGACTCTGGGCCTTGGTTCACGGGCCACGGACCTTGCTTCACAATCAGGTTCTTCCGATTCTCCGACAATAACGCGCCTTATTATGGTTTCCGGATCAGATAGGCATGTAGTTTGTCTGGGATGCAACCCTTTAGGTGAAACTGCTCAAGACTTACTTATGGTTCGTTGGTCTGATCAAGAAAATCCTGTTGATTGGACGCCTACCGCTACGAATACAGCAGGATCTCAACGCATTTCTTCTGGGTCTGAGATTATAGCCGCGCAGGCAACTCGCCAGGAAACGCTTATTTGGACAGACACAGCACTTCACGCAATGCGTTTTACGGGGCCTCCGTTTACCTTTGGGTTTAGTATGCTGGCCAACAACATCTCAATTATAGGTCCCAATGCGGTAACTACGATTGGCAACAAAGTCTTCTGGATGGACCGCGAGAACTTCTACGTTTACACGGGCGCTGTTCAGGTCATCCCCTGCACGCTTCTCCGCTATGTGTTTGATGATATTAATCTTGAGCAGAGCTTCAAATCATTTGCGGCATCCAACAAGATGTTTGATGAGGTTTTCTGGTTTTATCCCAGCGCAGATTCAACCGAAATAGATCGCTACGTTAAGTTTAACTACAGTGAAAACACTTGGGATTTAGGAACTCTGTCAAGGACTGCTTGGGTAGATTCCGGTGTTCACGATAATCCAAGAGCCTCTGGCACCGCCAGCGATGTAAATTATGTTTACATACAAGAGCTGGGTGACAGTGACGATGGTTCGGCTATGAACTCCTTTATTGAATCCGCCGATTTTGATTTGGGGGATGGCGAACAATTTATGTTTGTTAGCCGCCTTATTCCGGATATTGACATTACAAGCTCTGATTCAACTGCTTCGGTAAACTATGTCCTAAAGACACGGAACTTTCCTGGGGACAGCTTGACCACTAATTCTACTAATGCGGTTACGTCTACTACAGAGCAGTCCTTTCTTCGCAGTCGGTCACGTCAAGCTACGTTGCGAATTGAAAGTTCGGCATCAGATTTGACGTGGACGTTGGGTGATCTTCGCCTTGATCTTCGCCCTGATGGGAGGCGGTAGTGGCTAGCTTACTGGATAACAGTATGCCTTTAGCTCCGGACCAGTACGAGCCGGAAGTCTTTGTGCGGATTCTTAAAGACATTGAGATGGCTCTCACAAAGATAGAGTTTCCTGCGGTTGTTAGCGGTGAAGACGACACCAATGGCGTGAACTGGTTTATGAACTGATGGCTTCAGCATATAAAAACATAGTGACGACTGTTGGGTCCACGGGTGATGTGGTCGTTTACACATGCCCTGCGGCTACTGCTGCCTTAGTTAAAAACATCAACCTGTACAATAGCCATACGGGTTCTATTGTGATATTTTGCAAAGTAACCGATAGCTCCGCTTCGGCAACGGTGATTTTGCAGAAGATTACTCTGGCCACTTTGGCTTCTTCTTCAGCTACCGCAGACGCTTCCTTTACAGGTCCTTTTGTCCTAGAGGCAGGCGATACGCTAGTTCTCAACTGTGCTACCGCAGCAAAGATACAACTCTTTGCTAACGTTCTGGAGCTTTCCTAATGGCTATAAACACCGCCCCTAAATATGCAGGAGAGCCGACCACGCAATCCGTAGCTAGTGGTTTGGCCACTCTAGGTCGTTACGGCGACAACTACATGGTACATGCGGCGGAAGGGGAGACGATGATCCCCAAGGAGGTTTTTGACGAAAACCCCACCCTAAAGCAGGATCTATTCCGCCAGATGGCGATGATGGGTATCAAAGACCCTAATCGTTATGTTGTCGGACACGAGCTCAACTCTATAAATCCGGATACCGGACAACCAGAGTTCTTCTTCAAGAAGATATTCAAAGCCTTTAAAAAGGTTGTTAAGAAGATTGCGCCGATTGCGGCGCCGATTATTGGTAACATGATTGCGCCGGGTATTGGCGGTCTTATTGCTTCTGGCCTTGTTACAAAGATGCAGGGTGGTTCGTGGGGAGATGTTGCGAAGTCTGTGGCTCTTAGTTACGGAGCAAGCGCACTTACTTCAGGTATTGGTGGCGCGTTGCAGGGTACGAGTTTTGGAAATACAATTGGTATGGGGCCTGTTAATCCCACACAGGGTGGTTTCGGTGGATTTACAAGCGGTTTATCAAGAGGTCTTAGCGCGCCGTTTCAGGCGGGTAGGGGCCTTATACAGGGCGGTACGGCTAGCCCACTTGCTCAAGGCATCCTCGGACCTCGAGGCGCCGGCATTGCATATCAGAGCTTGGCCGGAACGCCCTTTGCTCAAAATCGAGGGACAATGAGTACTTTGTTCCCTGGTTATCAGACAGGTTCTCAGTTAAGCGCGGCGGGAATAGACCCTCAGACAGGCGGACTGAGTGAAGCCGGAAGAGCAAATGTTCAAATTGAACAGATTAAACCCACATACGACGATGCTTTTAAACAGGCACAAAAGTCTGATCTTGATCCATCCTTATATGACAGTTACGCCAGAGAAGTATCCGGAGGAGGCGTGAGCTCCCTTGATCAAGCGTTATCTAACGCCGGACTAAAATCTTCTACAACCGCATCAAACTCTGGCTCTGGTAAATTTTTGGGCTTAGACTTTCCGGGAAGTGAACTTGCAGCAAAAGTAGCGGGTCCGGCTACAGTTTCCGGCTTGTTAGCAGGTGCCGCCTACTTCCTGACCCCGGAAGAAGAGACTACCGCTCAACGGGTTGCCGCACTGAATGCAAATAATCCGCGTCGAGTTGCTTACGATAAGTGGCAGGGTATTGCAGACAAAAATTCGGAAGCCGCAATGGCCTTGAAAAACGAATGGTAGGGTCCGAGCTCATACACAGCCGAACAGTTGAGCCGAATGTATGGCGCACAGCCCATTTCAGGAATTACTGCCGCAACGGAGCGGATGGGTAACGCAATGGGCGGTGAAATTATAGGACCTGGCACAGGGACCTCTGACAGCATTCCGGCAAGATTGTCCGATGGCGAGTTTGTAATGACCGCTCAAGCTGTTCGTAACGCCGGAAATGGTAACAGGGATGTCGGAGCAGCTAGGATGTATGATATGATGAACCGCTTTGAGCAGGGAACAGCGTAATGGCCGAGACAACACTTTCAGAACAAGTAGTCCGGCAAGCCCCCTACCTTGAGGAGTTCCAAAAGAAAATCCTTGAGGCAAGTTTTGCTCGAGGTGAAACCCCTGTAGACATCCCTGATATTCAGGTTGCGGGTTTGGACCCCCTTACGCAGCAAGCTTCTACAATTGGTCAGGGCATCGGCCAGTATATGCCGTTCCTGCAAACAGGTGCCGATACCATCGGTACGGGGCTTTCTACACTTCAGGACCGATCCGGTGTCGTTCCGGGCCTGTTTGAGCAGTCTCAGCAGCAGGCTTTAGGAACCACTGGCGCATATGACCCGGCGAGCGCAGCCGCGTTTATGGACCCTTATCAACAGAACGTTACGCAGGATGCTCTTGCAGAAATGCAGCGTCAGGCGTCGATTCAGCAGAACCAGTTGAGCGCGCAGGCGGTTGGCGCCGGAGCGTTTGGCGGAAGCCGTCAAGGAATTGCTCAAGCAGAGTTGGGTCGTAATTTAGCTGACATTCAGAGTCGTCGAGTCTTTGAGGATTTAAGCCGCAACTTCAGTCAGGCTCAAAATGCCGCGCAGACTACTTTTCAAAATCAACAGAACCGCCAGCAAGGTGTTGCCCAGCTTCTCGGCAATCTAGGTACATCTCAGTCACAGGAAGCTGTTCGATTGGGCTCCGGTATTGCCAGCTTGGGCAGCGCACAGGCACAATTGGCCAACCAAGGACAGGGTCTCATCGGCCAGCAAGCGCAGATGTTCTCGCAGCTTGGCGCCACGAACCAGCAGCAGGCGCAAAGGGAACTCGATGCGGCAAGGCAAAGTCAGTTGCAGCAGTCCTACGAGCCGTTCCAGCGTGTGAGCTTTATGAGCGACATCTTCAAACCTAATATTGGCTCGGCACAATCCACACTGGGTACTCAGGTAGCGCCGTCGCCAAGTCCGATATCACAGGCAATTGGTGCTGGTGTTGCCGGCTTTGGTATTAATAAAGCTCTTGATAATCCACTTGGTCGCTTGTTTGGTGCCAAGTAACTTGGAAGTATAGCGCGATGATTCGACGTAGAAATCCCATTCAATCCGCCGTCGCCGGACGTAAGCTGTTTGCTAATGGTGGTATGGTTAACCCTGTGGAACAGCAGCTATCGAATGTAGCAAATCAGATGGCTATGCAACAGCAGATGGCTATGCGGCAGCAGCCACAACGGCAGCAGCCAATGGGTATTATGGCGTCCTCGCAGCCCTTGGTCGATGCTGTTACAGCCGATGCAAACAACCCCATGGGCGGTAATACACTGTCCATGGCCCAGGGTGGTGCGGTTGTAGACACAAGTCCCGCATATATGTTTGCTAATGGTGGGCTTAATAGAACACAAACTATGACTCTCCCGTATGCTACTGATCGACAGATGGAGGCTGGCCAAATTCTTGCTGACCGTCAAGTAAAGCAAGACAGAGAAAAGATATTTGGGAAAGTTATCAATACAGAAATGGGACCAATTAAAATTCCCGGTGATTTGGATCAAACTCGAGCAGAGTTGTTAGAAAAATATTATCCGTCGCCCTCGCAGCGAGACGATTCGTCCGAGTCTAGATTGGGCAAAACTGCACGTTCTCTTGGTCAGGCAGCATTTGAGGTAGGTGTCGGCAGCGGGGCGAGTTTAGCTGACTATTTTCTAGAAAAACCTCTCCTCAGTCAGGAAAGAGGAGAGCCGCTTCCTAAAACAACAGCGAACATGTCCATTGCTGAAACTCTTTTGTTGATGAGAGCCGCCGAGAGAGGTCCAGAGTTCCGAAAATTAACATCTGAAGTGCTTAATGACTTGTATACCGATGAGTCTAAAATTTCATTTTTCCAAAACGCTACTTCTGAAGAAATTGGTGGTGTGGTTGCGGCAGAGGTAAGTGACAGATTGTCCGGAGCCGGTTCGATAGGTGGTGCAGCGATGGAGGAGCGTGGAACGAATTACGCTCAAATGGACCCAAATGAATTAGCCCGAAGGGTGTCTAGTGGATATCTGAATGCAAGTGCTTCCGGAGAATTGGACACTATGTACGGCGGTGACGAAAACAGTCCCACCCCCGAACTTGATACTCGTAATGAGTTTCTAACCGAGGCGGCTTCGGAATATGGTTCCGAGGTAGCGGATTTGTCCGGCGCTTTGATTGCATCGGCTAACGCACCAGCGGCTCTTTCTCAAGGCGATGTTATATCGGATGAAGCTTTGGCATCCGGAGTTGCCGCTTTGGATGAAGAGGCCGACACTAGAATAGGAATGGGTACTGTTGGTGATGGCGGTGCAGCCGCTCTATTGGAAGCGGAGGCACGGGCACAGGCGGAGGCACGGGCAACCGCCGATGCAATGAAATCTCCTGCCGGTGCTGTTGTTAATCCTGCCGGTGCTGTTGTTGATCCTGCCGGTTCTGTTGTTGATCGTGCCGGTTCTGTTGTTGATCCTGCCGGTGAGACTGCCGGTGAGACTGCCGGTGGGGACACCTCGGCAGCAATGCCCGCAGCAACGGCAACAACCGATACTGGCGGTGGTGCTGCTGCTGCTGTTGCCCAGGTTTTTGACAAACCTATGACCAAGGACGACGCTACAAAGTCCATACAGGATTATAAGGAAAAGTTTCTAGCAGAAATGCCCGAATACGAGGGTATGTCGGAAGAGGAAAAAGGTTTTGCGTTTATCGAAGCGGGCCTTCGTGTGATGGCCGGTCAAAGTCCGAACGCGATCACGAACATCGCTAAAGGATTGCAGGGCCTTGGTCCAGAGCTCGCGAAGGGTGCTAAAGAGAAGCGTGAGTGGAATCGTCAGATTGAGTTGTCCGCCGCTAAATATTCGTTACAAAACATGGCCCGAGATGCTGCCGAAGAAAGAGCAGACGCTAGGGAGGGTTACTTCTTCTATGACCAAAGTAAAAAAAGCGATAAACTTCCTTACGGCCAAATGGTGTTTCTTAGTAAAGGAAAATTAGCGGACCTAGGTGGAAATATTCCGGCAAATCTTGCTGATAAAGACCTTCTAAGTAAAACGGCGGCGACGACTGCCGCCGCCGCCGCTAACTTGAAAAAAGTTCTTAGAGGTGAGCTAGACGATTACAAAATTTCAAGCGTAGAAGCCGATAGATACGTTAAACAGCTAGACAAAGCAAAAGTTTCTCTTACTCAATCAGAAGCCGGAATTAGTTTGCTGGCTCTAACGAAAGCTAGAATAGCTGCATCACCCGGAGAAATAGGAAGTTTTGCTTCTGGATTTAACGAACTTTTAAGAAAAACCGCCGTAGGTGTTGATCTACCGTGGGCTAAACGGTTTACGACGGGGAAGTATACACTTATTTCTCAGGCGAGGTCTGATGTTAATGTAGCCCTTCAAGCATTGATAAAATCAAGCTTGGGATCCACTCAGGCAGCCAACTCAATTTCTAACAAAGATGTCGAGCTTCTCGCTAATGCTTATGTAGACAGCGCCTTTCAAAGCGACAAATCTTGGGATTTTCTAGGAATTGACGAGAACGCTTTGGGCGGAAGACTCGACAAAGCAATACAAGTTTTTAGAGACAATCAGGAGAACGCGTTATCTACGTTCGACCGAATTACAACCAGGATTGATCAAGCGGAAGATACGTTTAAGCAATCCAAAACTTTGGGACTTAACACGTTGCCCGGCCCCTTTGAACGGGATTATTTTTCGGCTCAAATCCAACAGATCCAACCTTATGCCGATAAATTGAGAAACATTTCTAACACAACAGGAAGTGTTCAAGTTTCTGTTCCTGTTTTAGGCGCTAATATTCAATCTCCGACAGGAACTTATACACTTGATAAATCCGGTAAGTATATCTTTATACCTAAGGTTAATTAAATGGATATAACGCTTCCATCCGGTGCTGTTTTTGATTTTGGTGACACGCCCGAAGAACAGGTTGCTGAAGAACTAACAAATCTTCGCACTAGTAATCCCGAACTCTTTCAAGAAAGTATAGCTACGGAACCTCAATCAGAAGGCCCACCCAACCCCGTCACTACTCCTTATTCCGAACTAAAGGCTTATTACGACAAAAACCCTAGCGGCAGCGCAGAATCTCAAGAGCCCGACTTCACACCTACTATTGACGGGGACATCACAGATATTCCCACTAGGTATGCGTTTGGCAAGGAGGACACGCCCGAAGAAAAAGAACGGTTCCTGACCGAGACGTATGGCCCAGGCTCCTTTGGAAAAGATCGTAGCGGTAGATACTATCTTGAATTAGATAACATCTCTCCGGAGATTAAGGCTGAAAAGAACCTACAAGACTCCGGAACCATGTGGTTCAACAAACCCGGAGGGGGCTTCTTCGGTCTTTTCGACATGGGTGATATTGCTGGCTTTGGCGGTGAATATCGTGGTGAGCTTATTGGCGGTACAGTAGCGGCTCTGGCTCTTCCCGCATCCGGTATTATTGCAACTTCGATAGCAATTGGTGTTGGCGCAGGTCTTGGCAAAGGCGCTGATGAGCTTCAGGAATTATTTGAAGGCACTCAACGACAAAGCAAAGACGAGATTCTTGGAGCCATGGCAAATGCTTTTGCATTTAACTCTCTTGGTAACTTTATTGTTGGCGGTGCAGCCAAACTTTTGGGGCGACTGTTTAAGGGGCCGGGAAACCCGGACGCTCAAGTTATTTCCGATCTCATAGATACGGGGATGTCTCCCGGAAAAGCTAAGACTGCTGCCGTTCAGATACAGCGGACGCAAACAAGAGACCTTATAAAGCGCGGAGGATCTCCAACTATAAGCGATGCTACGGGCAAGGCTGTCCTTGGCCGTATGCAAGCTATTCACGAAGGAATTTTTCCAAACAAGAAAGCGGCTCGAGCCAATCGTAAACTTGTTGAAAATCTTATAGATAAGTACAAAAACGTAGAGTTAAGCGACGGTGCTTTCGGTGCTGCTCTGGATCAGAATGCAAAAGAGGTTACGAAGCTAATAAGCAACGCTATGAAAGACCCTGATGAAGCCGTTAGGCTGGCCAATC